TCGCTCTGCAAGGTCCGCCATCTGCTGAGTCGGCTGAGTGTCCACGTCCTCGACCGCCTTTTCGTGGGCGATGCCGGTGCGTGCGGTGTAGTCGCTCATCTCGGAGCACGGCATATAGAGCGTCCGCCCATCGTCCATTTCGTGGACGTGATGCCCTTCGCATCCGATCTCGAGCGCCCGGGCCTCGGCCTCTTCGGGTGTCTCGAAGTAATCGAATAGCGGCTTGTCGGCCTGCTTGCGATAGTGCTCCTGCGCCAGCACCACCTGCCCCAGCACCATCTCCCGAGCAGCCTCCTCCTCGATGCCCATCGACTTGCAGAACGCAATGCCTGTGGATGCGCTCATCTTGCACTCTGCCACGTCATCCAGCACGCTCTTCACCGCGGCGAAGTCCATCGACGGCTCGATAGCTTCGGCCTCGATCTCCTCCATCGTGTCCTGCACGATATCCTCGATCTCCGGTTCCTTCTGCTCTGGAGCCTCGAGATCGAGCAGGCCGAGTCCTCCAGGTGCCGTGCCCAACGGCTGACCACCGATAAGCAGTTCGTCGGCAAGCGGGTTCTCGCTCGGCTCAAGTCCCTGTTCAATCCGGGCCTCGTTGAGCGTCTGCCATCCGCCCGATACCGCTGCGGTGCGCTGCTGGAGCTGGAACGCAGAGTCTGCCGGTACCGGGTTGTCGTAGGCGAGGCACGCGTCGCCTTCGATGCCGAACATGGGGAGCAGCACTTGGTTCAGCACGTCCTCGTCCATGCGGAGGAGCGGCAGGATCGTGCCCTCCCGCCACTGCCCGAATCCGGCCCGAGCTGACGCTAGGTTTGGGTCGTTCGCTTTCAGCATGGACACCGGCACGCCGAAGACCGCAGCGATCTCCTCGACGATCTCCTCGCGACCACCGAGGTCCTTGGGCGGAAAGTTGAGCGGCTCGAACTTGACATCGCCGGACACCGCGAGGAACTGGCCCGACTTCCTGGTGCCGCGTAGGCGCTCGCTGACGTGCTGCTCGAAGATGTCAAGATCGGCTCGGCGTGCGTTGCCGTTGACGACCACCGCATAGTCTGGACGGGCGTGGTTGGCGAAGGTCGCGAGGTCCATATCGTGGACTGCTTGGTTGGCCTGGATTGTGCCGTAGGCTGCTTCGACCTTGCCAAGTCCATAGAACAGGTTGTCGGGGTTCGGGCGCTTGAAGTGGATCACCTCGTCCCGCTCGAACCGCAGCGCTTGGTTCTCGTTCGCGCCATAGATGTAGCCGTCAATGAAATTCTCCTTCGACGGCACGACTTGGACGTGCTGGGACGGCATGGGCCACAACTCGACCGGGATGTCGAGCGATGGGTCGGTGATAACGTGGAGGTAGGCATTCCCGGTCAACTCTTGGTACAGCGTTCTTAGCACAGTCAGGTCGAACCCGTTGTACACGCCGTTGGCCTTCTGGAGCATCTCGAGGATCGGGTGCTGCTCGGTGACCTCCTCGAAGTCCGGACCCATGTGCATCATTTTTGCCATGACCGTTCGGCTTGGCCGGACATCCCCTGCCATGTCCCCCAGGAGGTACGCGCGCCGCGACTTCTCGATCGGCCTTGTCCGCCACAGCGATTTGGTACGGTTGTCTGATCGGATGTAAAGGCGCAGAGGTGTTGCTGCTACAGCTGTTGCATTGATATGTGCAGCCGCGTAGACCCACGATCGGTAGTATCTGACCGCGTTTCTGTAGTTGAATGGCAGCGGGCTCGAGCCCTTATAGCCGAGCTGGTCCATCATCGTAATCGAGGATTGTCGGTACCTGTCAGAGTCGAAGACGCGCTTGATCCATTGGAGCATTTCAGAAGATCCTGTAGTCAAAGGCGGTTGTCATTGTGGAGCGAGCACGAACCGCGAGGGCGAGGGCGCAGACCCCATCGTCGTGGGAGCCGACTGGTGCGGAATATCGCACGCCGGTCCGTGTGTGCATGAACTCGAAGATGTCGAGTTCGGTCCGCAGCCATCCATCGGGGAATCGAATTTCGCGCTTGGAGATCGAGGCAGCGAGGCCTTCCATGAGCTGTTGCTTGCTTGAGGCACTGAACTTGAAACCGCCCACTCGGCTGCATAGTCGCTGCAGCTCTTCAGTAACAGGATCACCGAGACCAGTAGAATCAACCAGTGCATCATCGTCTCGGATGATCTCGGCGATCTTCTCAATCGTTGACTTCCAGTCCGTGCCGTTCCATCGTTCGCATACCGCTACTGTACCTTCATCGTCCAAACCGACCACGGCCGTGTAGTCAACCGACTTGGCAAGGTCGATACCATACACCACTGCGGGCTGCCCGGACAGCGGTCCGACGCAATCAGCTATTGCCTGGACACCGAACGGATTCCCCCCGTCATCGCTTGGCTCAGCCAGATAGAGCTCCTGGAACACGTGTTCGGGCAACATGCGTCGGGCCTGCTCGACTTCCCCCTTGTCCAGCACCCCCGCTTCGACAGCATCAAACGCGGTCAGCTTGTGATATGCCATATCTGGATCGCCCCCCTCAGCCATCCGGGCCAGCTTGTATGCCCAGTTCCTGCGCCCCTTTACGTTCCCAATCACTCGGATCGGACCCTTCGTGGCGGTCAGGGTCGAGCGCACTGCGATCCAGGAATCCTCCCGGCACCTCGATGCTTCATCAATCACGGCCGCGTACACGTCTTCCCCATAGAGGGAATCGGGGTTGTCTGCGCCCTTGAACCAGATTTTCGCACCGTTGTGCAGCTCGATCCACAGCTCGGAGTTGTGTTCAGTCCATATTCGGTGGTGCGGGTCTGCCTGCTTGAGCATCGATTTCATCCGCTCGAAGCCGATTGCCTTCGCCTGTTGATATATGGGTGCCACCCACCAGTAGGCTTGCCCGGGCTTCCCATGGTTCCATGCCTGCATGAGCAGCCAGACGAGGCACCCGGCTGTTTTGCCCGACTTTGTGCTGGCCTCGATCACGACGATGCGCTTCGGGTCGCAGATGGCCGCGTGCTGCTTTGCGTAAGGTTTGGGCAGCTCGAGGGTCTGCATCAGTCCCTGGGGTTCCATTGGATCGGGCCCAGCTCTATGCGGTCGGTTGCCCTGCCCTCGTCAAGGCGCTCGATGCGATCCAGAGCCTGGGCAGCCTCGAGATTGTCGCGCTGCATCGCCCGTAGGATTTCGATAGCCCGCAGGCGCTCCCGGTCTCCCCTGCTTTCATCTGCCACCATCTTGAGGCATATTTTCGGAAGCACTGCTTTCCACTCATCCGGAATGTCCCAGTTATTCAACACAGCCTGCCGAATCATCGTTAGCGATGAGCGTGATGGAGCTTCCCCCTGACCCCCTGACCACTCTGGGAGGTTGGCCCTATTTTCCTTGTCGGTCATGTCTACCATATCGGATCGATCACCTATACGCCCGCAATCGGTACCCGAATGATCGGGTTGATGTCATAGGTTGCTTGTTTTTTCCGGTTCACCTTCGAGCCTCCACTGTCACGGGACACGATTTTCGCACCCCATTTTCTCTGCAGTGTCTCGAACTGCTCCTGCTCCCTGGAGATCGTCCTGTATGCAGCACAGCCCCCCTTGTTTGTGTGCTGCTTGCAGACGTAATGGGCGAAGTTTATTCGCAGGATTTTTCTGTGCTTGTTGAGCATCTGCAAGCTCAGATCGTAATCCTCCTTGAGTGGCAACCGCTCATCGTATCTGCAATCTGCCTTCAGGAAGCCCCCGAACGGGCCCAGGACCACGTTGTTCAGGCTGAACGGCGTGTACTCTCGGTAGGCTCCCTTGTCCTGGATGATGTTGATGCCCCAGAATCGGACACCGAACTGCTCTGCCAAGTCGAAGCCATGTTTGATGAAATCCATCGCCTCGTCGGTCGACATTTTTTTATGTCGGTTCGCATTCCACCTCCCCAGGAAGTGAATGTCATCATCAACGATGAGCACCCGCTCGGTCTGGGCATTGTCGAGAATCCAATTTCGGACGCGGCACACGCTCCCCTGGGCAGAGTCTGGGCAGACCCATACCGGCATCCCCTGTTCTTCATATGAAGCGGCCTGCGATTCGCAGACTACATATCGAACGCTGGGAAGGTATTGGTGCGTGAAGCATGTCCCTGGCCTTTTCCATGAAGGCGCGAAGATTTCGATCTTGTCATCCATCACCGGTCAGCATTTCCTCACTCAAGCCTTGCAGATACTCCGCGCCATCGATTACACGTCCAACCCCTTGGCTCCAAGGTTTGCCGTTTGCTCTGCGGCTCGCAACGGTCTGCAGGTCGAAGTGTGTCAGAGCCGCAAGCCAGTCGATCTCATTGCTGAAGACCAGCACCACGTAGTTGTTCGCCTCGTCGATGTATTCACTGAAAGCTACCTCTGCCGGCTCCTCCTCGGCTTGCTGCGGCATGAGGTCTTCAAGGTCCTCGGCCTGGAAACCTGTCAGGTCGATATCTTCCCCCAGCGATTCCAACTGTTTCGCCAGTTGGGTCTCGTTCCAAGCAGCCAGCTCAGCAGTTCGATTATCAGCGATTGCGAACGCGGCCTGCTTCTTACCCTCGAGGTCTGTCACGACCGTTTTGATCGTTTCCCATCCGAGCTGTTTCGCCGCTTGGAGCGTCCCGTTGCCTGCGACGACTTTGCCCTCTTGGTCGATGACGATGGGTTTTTGCTGTCCGAACGCTGCGAGGCTTTCCTTGATCGCTTGGAGGTTTTTTTCGTCGTGGCTCCGGCAGTTTTCTGGGTCCTGCATGAGCTCCTGGATCCGGTTTTCTCTGATTTGCATTGCTGATCCCTCTCTGTCTCGAGACGTCGGATTCTGAAAAGCAGCTCCCCCATACAGTCTAGCATCAGATCCAGGCCATAGTGAAGGTCCTGTGCTTCAGCTTGCTGCATCTTCTGATCCAGGAGAGCCGCCAGCACGATCTGCCTCGCTCCTCGGTGGATCTTGAGGATGGATTGCAACGACACGTCGCGTAGTGATCCCTCGTGCGGTCGTGCGGAGCTGTGCCTCCATGACGGTTTGCCTCGAGTGCGACCGCTCGTCATTCGTCATCGTCCTCGTCCTCGTCCAAGTCTTCCGGCAGCTGATGGTTATCGAAAAGCACATCCACCGCCACGTCGAGCAGCACCCCGGTGATCGACCACTTGTCGAGGTCGAACTCGATTTCCCAGTATCGGACCATCTTCTGCAGCTCTTCGGCGAATTTCTCATTCGGTGATATTGGCATCATGGCATCCTGATGAGGTGGGCGTCT